CAAAAGGAAAAGGTCTCGTGGAGGTATCGTTGGTAGCAGCCACAAAAACTTCAGCACCGGGAAATGCTTCAACTGCTGATTGATAAAGGGCCGCATGTCCTGCGTGAAAAGGGTGGAATCCACCGGGCATGATAACGATTGTACTCATAATGAGTATTTAGCGTTACATGTTCTCTAAGAGCCAGAGGTAAACAGGGGTGGTAAATTTCAAGGTCACAATGCCATTACAGCCCATGTGGCTATAGAATTTATGATCCGCTGGCGTTTGGGAACCATTGAAATCGTGGTGATACACCGCTAGAGATTGAAAAATTTGATCTAAATCAATACCATCTAGAGTGATATTATTGACCTCAAGCAAGGCGTCAGATACAATTTCTCCAGTTTCAGTAATCTTGGTATGTGCGGGCAGTTTACCAAACAATTCAAACGTCAGTTCGTGCTCGCCGTCAGCGTCAGATATTTCGTGTTGTAATTGCACAGTTTCAATCACATGTGCCGTTTCGAATATGGTCACTTGATCAAGCACAACCCGCAGTCCCAGGGCTATGTTGTTGTTTGTGGGTTGCACTTGACAAGCAAATGCAATATTTTCTGTGGTCATTTCAATCCTTAATAGGTAATGGTGACAGTGTTGATTGTGCCGCCTACCAAATCCTCTTGCAACAGGCTCAATCCCCTCAACAAGCAGAACGTGTAAATCAAGCATTAGAACAAAATGAAGAATTCCAACGAGACTATGCAGCAGCAGCAGCAACCAGAGATGCAGACAGGGGTGTCAAACCTAGAAAAGTTATCCCTGTTGCCCAAAGAAAAGCAAATCCAGTATCTAAGACAGGCGCTTCAGCAGCAACCGCAAGCAGAAATGTAAGGCGATCATTCAAGAAGGTCACTCAGGATCTGCTTACAGCATCTACGCCACAGCAAACAGCTAAGGCGTTGAGCGACTATGACTTCCTCATCAACAATAACCTCACTCCTACCAGACAGGCAGAGAAGGTCTACAATGAAGTCAAGAGACAGTTTGAGGGGCAGGGATATGCATACAACGATGGCATCTCTATAGGGGCTGAATACACGTCTGAGATGGCAGCAGATGTTACAGAACTGCCTTCAAACAATATCCCAGTAGGAAAGACGGTTGTCAGTGGTATTGTAGAACCATCTGTTACGCAAAACGGAGAGGTTGTGCAAAAAGCCAAGGTGGTCACACATACAGGTGTAGGAAAGAAGAATGCAAAAAAGAAGGGTATAAAGGAAGAGGATGGCGTATTTGTAGCACAGAACAAGAAGCAGATGCGCGAACTGCTGATCAACTTGTTCGGCCTACAGCCAAGCCAAGCCACCGCAGCGGCCGATATCATGCATAACATGATTACGGTAAAGGCGAAGAGAGATGGCATTTCTGTAGAGGATATGTACAACAAGATTGCATGGACGCAGAGAGAGGATAAACTCAATGCGAACATCAACGACAACGTACACCTGTTCCAGTCAGATCTCAAGCTGCCTAGCGGCATAAGCATTAGGTACAACAAGAACAAGGAGGCATTTGAAATTCTTGAGCGTGATGGATTTATAACTAGAGACAAGTCAATAACTGACTTTGATGGTTTTATGGCTGTCCATCAGCCAGACGATATGGGGGCTTTGGAGATTGTGGATGAGGAAGAGAATGTAATCGTCAAGGGCAAGGGCGGTATGTTCTGGGCGGTGTTGAATCACGGGTTGGGACATGTGTGGGCTGCTGGCAATAAGAAAGCAGCTAATTCTTTTGCCAAGTTGATTAATGACGCAGCCCAAAAGACTCCTGGCGGTCATGCTCGTTTGGCGCTGACATCTGGAGGCAAAAGCAAAAACCTGTCAAACTACTTGTCGGCTTTAGGGATTGTAGACACAATAATATATTGGTCCAATAGCGACAAGTTTAACGTGTCGAAAGACAAGATTAGGATACTGCTGAACGAAGCTACCTTAATGTTTGAGGAAAAGCTTCGTAAGAAGATCAATGATCCCAAGGTTGAGGAAGACGAAAAGGCTGCCATGCGCGTAACGCTTGACCTTTTGGTTAAAGCTAACGTCAACCCAAACACACCTGTAGAGCAGACGCGTGCATTACTTGTAGAAGCACTTCGTCCACCCCTTTCGTTTGGCGACAGAAGACTGTTTGTGGATGCTGTGTTTAGAGGCATTAACAGTTCTATTGCAGACGCAGAATCTGTAAACCAGATTATTGGATTCTTCAGAGATGGTATGGAAAACCCATACTTCAAGACTAAGTATCAGAAAGAGGGGAAGGAGTCTTACTCAGTCCCTTTGGCTGCACTGGAGGATGGTTTCTCGTGGATGCTTGCGGAGCCGTACATCAGGGACATTTCCAGAAACAATAAAGGAACTGGATATGTGTACGCTGTAGTAGAAGTAGAAAGGCCCAATGGCATGAGTCCAAACGAGCCTATTGTACGCGCAAGAAGAGACGATTCACACGAGGCATATCCATACTTGATTGAAACCGTTAATAACGACATCAATGTCAAGTTGCATATTCTAAAGGACAATATGTACTGGCAAGATGTCTTTGGTAATCCTGAAACAAAAAACTTTATTTATAGCCAAGAAGATCCATATAACGCGACAGAACTTGCTGAGTTAAACGTAATAGACAAGCGGTTTAGAGATAAAAAATCAAAGCGAGGTCTTACAAAAAAGCAAAAGGCTAGACAAGAGTATTTGAAGACTGCTTCTAGATTGTTTCCTCCTACGATTGGGGTTAGTACGGCTGCACTTCCAATCGTAGAATCAGTTCGTCAAAAGGCTATAGCCGCAGCCCAAGGCAACCCAGTGGAGTCTACTCCGATCCAACCAAACTACAGCGCAACTCAGACAGACAACAGGGCCGAGGTAGTAGACTTTAATGGAAACCCAGTTTACTTCCAGAATCGTAGGGCAGCTGTACTGATTCAAGAAAACCAGTACACCATATTTGCCCTCACGGATCCAGACGTGTCTTCTCCTATCCACGAGATGGCGCACATCTTCGAAGATTCGCTTACGGCTGAAGAAAGGAACAGTGTGCTTACTTGGGCTGGGCACTCAGAGTGGACGGTAGAAACTAGCGAGATGTTTGCTTCTGGAGCAGAGAAGTTCATCTACGAAGGAGTGTCTAACGATCCAAAGGTCAAGAAGATATTCCAGAAGTTTGTTGACTGGTTGGAGATGATCTACATGGGCATCAAGGACAGTCCACTTGAGTTGCAATTGAACGACGACATGCGTGCTATCTACGAGCGCATCTTCAATCCAAGCAACTTAGACAACGTGACTCATGAGTATGGGGAAAAGTCTGGTGCTATGCAAGACAGAACTCTGAACCAAGGCCCTGTCAACTCCAATGAATGGGTTCCTCGTAACTTGAGTTACTTCCAAGAAAGCATCATCAGCTTTAGGAAGTTCTGGCAATCAAGCATGGCCAGACTGTTAGATGTACAAGATCGTATCGTTTCAGCTAAAGGTGATCTTGTCCCCATAGAACAAGACTTTAGACTTCGTAGGGACTTGATGCCGCAGAGAGTGGCATATAGGCAGGAGGCTGTATTTGAAAGACTCAACCAGTATGCCGACATGCTGAAGGCTGCAAAGCTTACTAACGAAGATGTACACGCCTATCTTATGCTTGCCCACGCAGACGAACGCGATGCTTTGGTGCTAGCTAGAGACGGGAGAGAGTTTGGATCTGGATTGACTCCACAGAGAAGAGTTGAGATGATTCAGCAGATTGAAGGAAAGGAGGAGGCTATTAAGCCTATAGCTGACATGCTGTACAAGGAGATTAAGATAGCTCAATCTCATCTTGTTGATTATCAGCTTGAAACTCAAGACACCATTGATGCTTGGAACAAGATGTTCTCAAATTATGTACCGCTTGATGGCATTGCTGCGGACGAAAGCAACACTGTCGTGTCGGTATACCCGAGAGGTGGAACTGGTCTTGCTGTTAGAGGGAAGATGTTTAAGAGGATTTCAGGTAGATCAACTGAAGTCAGCAATATCCCTGCAAACATATTCAACCTGTCTGCTCAGGTGATTGCTAGGGGTGAGAAGAATAAGGTGATGCAGTCTTTGGCGGCATTGGTTAACAATAACAAAGCTCCAGAGTTTTGGGAAATCATATCTAAGCCAGAGTATGAAAACAAGTTAAGCAAGGATGACAAGAAGAAGGCTGTAGAGTTTCGCTACAAGGGTAAGCAGTTCTATGTTTCCTTCAAGGGTAGGTATGGGGAAAGTCTTTCTAGATCACTCCAGAATATGGATGTCGTGAAGGTGGACAAGTTCTCAAAACTTATGTCGCAACTGTTTATCAGCGTCATACGTAAGACTACAACTACAGCATCTCCTACATTCTTTATCCCAAACAGCATCAGGGACTTTGAGCAAGCGATCATCTTTGCAATCAACGAGAGCGAAATCGAAGGAGGCTACATCTTTGGTACTGAGTTTAGCACGGGAGACTTTATAAAAGCGACAGCTCAAACTGCTTTTGAACTCTTCACGACAATGAAGAAGGGTAACATGAAGCAGGAGTATAGAGACAGGTATGAGGAATACATTTCTTTGGGCGGAAAGACGGGATTTGCTCAGGCAAACAATCTGCAAGATGTAGTAGAAAAGATTGATGATCTTTTGGCTACGGGAACTGTTGCCGACATAAAGAAAATAGGTGCTAAAGTATATGAGTACACCATTGGAGTGATCGAGAACGTAAACGAAAAGTTTGAAGATTCCATCAGGCTTGCAACTTATATCTCTGCCGTTCGAGCTGGAGCGGACAAAGAGCGTGCAGCACAACTAGCTAAGAACGTAACAGTTAACTTCAACGAGTCTGGTGACTTTACCCACACTATGGGTTCTCACTACATCTTCTTTAATGCTGGTGTGCAAGGTGTTCGCAACTCATTTAGACTTATGACGAAACTCAAGCCGCCAGTAAAGAGGAACGGCGAATCACGTGAGTGGTATGAGAGAATTAGCCCTGGTCAAAAATCGTTGGCTTCTTTGGCTGCCTTGGGTCTTATGATAACTATGTACAACTTGTCCATGTCTGATGAAGACGAGGCTGGCGTAGAAGAATATGCTCAGGTAGATGACTTCTACAAGCAGAGATCAATTATACTTATGGGAAGGGAGGACAGGACTCAAATTCCTCTATCCTATGGACTTAGCCCATATTATAACCTTGGTGTTGTTATGGCTGAATCCGCTGCTGGCCTTAGGAATCCTTGGGAAGCCAGTGCGTTTATGGCCGAGGCAATCATAACTGGCTTCTCTCCCATGTCTATTGCCACAAACTCAGAGACATTCGAAGGAAAGATTTTCCGCACAATTGTCCCATCATACGTCAAGGCTGGCATAGAGAATGCTTTGAACGAGAACTACAAAGGAGAAAAGTTCTTGCGCGAACGCATGCCAGGTGAGACCACGCCAAGTTCAGAGCTTTCAAAGGGCGCACCAGATTGGATGAGAGAAGTGTTTAGGGACATCAATGAAATGACTGGTGGAAGCGTTGAGCGATCTGGAACTGTCGACGTTAACCCAGACTATATCTGGCATTGGATGGAATCATACTACGGTGGGCTTGGAAACACCATTGGTAAAACCGCAAAAACTGGGGTGTCTTTGTTTGAAGGCGCTCCAGTATCTCCATATGACGTTCCGTTGATATCAACTGTGTACAAGGAGAAGTCTCGCACATACCACCCAAGATTGTACAGGGAACGTAAGCTTGAGATACAGCAACTGTACGACGAGTACAACAATCCAGAAGCTAGACAGCCAGATCCTACAAAGCAGTTGTACAGAGGTATTGGGACCTTGAACAACGAAATCAAGCAAGTAGAGAAGACGATGAAGGAACTGCGTAGACAAGAACGTCTGGTGAGGAACTCTATGACAATGGAGTACGCAGAAAAGCAAAACCGACTGACAGATATAAGAGACGCGCAGTTTAGAACGTACTTACTATTTAACAAAATGTACAATGAAACGAGAGGACAGGAAGAAAATTAAAGACACGAAGGTGGGGGCTTGGTTAAAGGACAAGGCCCCCGCAGTCCTCGATACTGTAGGTGACCTTCTCCCCGATAACGGGGCATTAGGAGTGGTCAAACGACTGATTGATCTTGAACCAAATATGACGGCTCAAGAGAAGATGGAGTTTGAGAAGATGTTGCTTGATTATGAGGCAAATGCACAGGATAATGTGACTGAAAGATGGAAGGCAGATATGATGTCTGACTCATGGCTTTCAAAGAACATCAGACCCATGATGTTGGTTTTCCTTGTTTTATCATTTACTATATTTGCCTTGTTTGACAGCATAGATAAAATAAACTTCAGTGTTAAAGATGTCTATGTTGACACGATGGGTATACTTATGACTACAGCCTTCACAGCATACTTTGCTGGGAGGTCTTATGAAAAGGTTCAAATTAAACGAAAATGATACGGTTCTTTCTCTTGTCGGCGCTTATCACTCTCGCGCAAGTGCTTCCAGCACAAGAAGAGTGCTTTGTGATGGGGCCACAGGAAGATATACTCCCAAAGAACCATACGAAGAATAGAACTGTCTATTCCCCAAAACAAATTAAATGCGTTGTCCATATCCTTTGGGATACAGCATATGCCAACAGCATGATTCCAGAGGATGTCATTGTTGACGCTATGGATCAGCTTAATGTAGACTTTGATGGGACAGACATCTCGTTTACGCTAGAAGACATTGACTATACAAACCTGAACACCTTCACATGGGCATCTTCATATAGAGCCAGTAACGGCGTTTGTTTTCCTCAGTATGGGACGCAGATGGCTCAGTGGACCAACATGGTTAGATGGAACACGTCAGAGTATTGTAATATCTATGTTGCACCAGAATTCTGCTCTACGATCCTTGGTTTTGCATGGGTTACATATCTTCCGTACAGTGTGTTGGACGGTGTGTGGGTAGAAACAGAAGTGATGGGGACATATGGTCCTCATCTCACGTTCAGGTTCGAGAACGAAACCCTTACTCACGAGATGGGTCATTACTGTGGGTTGCATCATGTGTTTAAGAATGGCACTGGTGCTGTATCTAGCTGCGGACAATACCTAGGCCCTTGTGAACACAGTGGAGACTACGTTTGCGACACGCCTCCCACAAAAGTTAGCCAAGGATGTCCAGACGTCCCAGGGTATCATTGCCCATTGATGAATTATGGAGGGGTGCAGTTCTACCCCAACAATCATATGGACTACTGCCCAGAAGAATGCAGAGACGTGTTTACGGATGGGCAAATAGAACGCATGCATGCTATGCTTGAGTACCAAAGATCTGAATTGTTTTCTGATGATGTATTCTGTTTTGGTGACTTAGATGGCGACTGCCATGTAGGAACAAGTGACTTGCTTGTAATTTTATCAAATATAGGCTGTGAATTCTGTACCGAAGGAGACATTGATCTGGATCACATGGTCACATCTAACGACATACTATACTTGTTGAATGTGTACGGACAACAATGCAATTGTGACCAGATATTTATTCCTGAATCGGTTGGTAGAAAGCCAGAAGACATACACGAACTACTTCAAAAACTGAATAGACAATGAGACCAAGGAAGCGGTATAAGGTTGGTTATAACGAGCAGATTAAGGACAACGCAAAGAGCGCATATCTTATAAAAGAGGCTCTAAACAAGGGCACGTTGAAACCACCATCCGATGCGATGGTCGATCCGTCTGGGAACCCGTATGTCTTCGCTCTTCCCGCTGCTATCGTTGGTGAGGAATACACACGCGACGAACAGGGTAGAATTACATTTTCGTCTCCCCTGCAAAGAAGTAATTACTTCTACAATAGAAACTTAGGTGAAGAAGGTATTAGTCAGGCCAGAGAGATGGAAGCATCGGTGCGAGAGGGAACCACCAACGCCGTTCAAGGAGCACTGCAAGCTTACGCTGCTTTCTCTGAACCCTTAAGCTATTTACAGAAGGCACTGGTCACAGCGCCATTGGCACAGGCTATGGGTAAGTTGGATGAGGTCAATCTAAATCCCGTGGCTATGCTGTCTGGACAAGATCCAGGTATCTCGTCACCTTCAGAAGCGTTAGGAATAGAGAACCCTATTGGGGCATTTGCTATTGACGCGCTTACCGATCCGTTAAACTTTGCTGGGACAGGTCTCTTGTCTGCTATAATGAGACAGAGAATGAAGGGGACTGATATCCCATTCGACATGCCAGAAGGCGTTGGGGGAGGTGGCCCTGCTCGCAACCTACCTAGCGGTGGCGGAAACAAACAGAAAAAACCAAATAGATACGTCCCTGAGCCCCTTGGCAATAACGCATTTGTTCCTAAGTCGCTAATGGATCAGGGTATCTTGGTTAAGCAAGCTAGACCAGATGGAACGATTCCCGCAAGTGCCTTTGAAAACACTATGAATAGTGACAACTTATCTTCTGGGGATAAAACGTATATCAGAAAGGCTTTGGAGTTGCTTCCAGAAATAGCCAATGAAAGGGGTGATGTGAATCTCAACCAATTGAGGTTGGCGGTTAACAACTTATATACCCCAAGAGTATCATCAACTCGTCAATACGCTAGCTATGGCATAGATACAATGAGAGCGCCTGAGTTTGGAACATGGCAACAGAATGAGGAAAGGAATCTGCTTGAATCAGAGGAAGTCCTTCAAGATCTAAATGATTCTGGCGCATATGTAGACGAAGAGTTTTTTGATGAAATAATTACTCCACTTGTTGAAAAAGCAAATAGAAATATTGTATTTGAACAAAACTTAAATAGTTCTACTCTAAAGCCGTTGTCTGAAGTTAGTGATCTTCTATCTACTGTTGAAAAATCAGTTGACAATAAGGTTAAATCAATTTTTAGCGATCCGTTGACTGATGAAAACGGAGTAACATTAACAGATGACATGCAGACTACAGCTGGTCCATATATCAGGTTTGAAAATGGAAAGTATGTGCCAAACGTATCTGACATAAATAGCAATGATGTATTTCCATTGCTTGACGGTGCAGTAAGTCAATCGAATAGAAGGATGTTAATCGAAAGATTTACCAAAGTAGCAAACGATAAAGATTTTATTACAGAAGCAATAAGCGAGGATACAAATAATTCGTTGAGCAGTGCCGTTTCTAGATTAGATGATGATTCATTTTCGGAAAGTAATATAAACAGAATAGGTGGAACTTCGTTAAATCTTCCAGAATATATAATTAAGAATCATCCTATTTTTAAAATAGTAGACAATCTTGAGTACGATATATCAAATGAAGGTTATAAAAACATTGAATATATAGAAGAATATCTTGATAACGCTGGTGCGGATCCAGTGCATAGGAGAAACTTGAACTCCATTGTATTTGGTGTTAATTACGATAATTTCTCAGAACTTGATGCTAATAGTAGTGATTCATTTTCTGCTTTGTTAGATGAGTCATCAGGAGATTATTATGATGAAGCTGAAAGATTGTCTAATATGCGTAATAAAACTGCTAATACATCTAACAAAAGACTCTTACAGGCAGCTTCGTACGCAAGAAGATATTATTATTCTCTAAAACAATTAAAATCAAAAAGAGATCATTTAAATACAAAACTTGAACAAACTCTTTCTAATTCATATTTGTCACCTGAATCTAAAAAAGAAATAGTTACGTTCGTTTCACAAATAGCAGATAGATATTTTGATCAAGAAAGATTAACTTCAGTTAATAGTAAGTCACGTGAAATTAAATACTATAAACCTCCTAGCGACTATACACAAGAAAGCCCTTTTTCGGTAATAGCAGACTATTATGGGAATAGATTTCTTGATAAATATTTTAACAATACAGAGCAAAGTGCAGAGGCCGCTGATAGATTTATAAATTCATTAGCTGATGAAATGGGTCTTGATGCCAACAAGATATACAAAATACCAGAAAATCTTCCAGAAAATGTTGATGGCCGATACGTTATAATTGAAACAGCTAACGAAATTAGAAACATTTCTAGCACACTAGATTATATTGAAAAACTCTTTAGATATTTGGTGATTGATCAAAATAACTTGTTTTCCGTTTCATCAACAAATTCATTGTCACCATATCTTATGGATATTAGTGATGTTCCTGGAACGATGAAACGCCTTGATAATATTTCTAAAACAGTCAAATCGTTTAAAGAACTAAAACAAGATAAGTTATCAAAGAGAAATCAAGCTTTGCAAAGGCTTGTTGAGAAGGGCAAAGACCCCAAAAAAGTTAATGTTGGTAGGACTTCATTCTTGCTTTCAGCTGGAACGCTTTTAAAGGAAGCTGGTTTTAGGGGTCCAAAAGAATCTGGAAACACTCAAGAACAAACACACTGGGATACTACTCTTAGCCCAGATGCATGGGGTCACCTTCGGGTAGATATAGACCCAGAAGATCCAGAAACACTTAAACTTCTTGAGGCTCAATCTGACTTATTCCAAATAAGTAAAAAGGGGGTTGAACAAGGTACAAAAAGAGCAAAAAGCGAGTTTAATGAGTTAGAAGCACCGTTTTTAAAGTCAACAAAAGACGTTGACACATATCAAAGAACACTGCTATATCAAGCGCTTCAGATCGCCGTTAACAATGGTCAAACACGGATTGCCATCCCCACCAAAGAAACTGCAACCATTCTTCAGGGCTATAGAACTACGGAGGATTGGAGAGAAGAAATGGATTATGATGAAAGGGTTAGAAAGGCTTCTTCCCCAATAAATTTCCCCAGAAGTGGTGAAGAAACAGGCGAAGACGTAAACGCATCTCTCGAAAAGATAAGAAATGATTACGAGGTTCAAGCTAGATTCTTCGCCAAAGAATTAAACGTTCCGCTCACAAAAGAAAATCTAAAAGGATATCCGTACTATATAATTGATATCCCAGAAAAGTTCTTAAAAAGACAGGGGGAAATGCCTACGTTTGAAAAGGGTGGTAAGTTCACCATCAAGAAGATCGCCCCAAAGAAGTTCTTGAGGGCTATGAAGAAAAAATAAAGGGGAGCCGCCGTTGCAGCCCCCCTTCTTTGATATCAACAAACAACAAACTAGAATGCTTTCATCTAGCGATACAAAGATACAGAACACTCGCCGCTAAACAAACCGTTTTATACACATAAACATGAAGCTTATCAAGAGAAAGGATGGATCATACTCCAAGAGATGGTTGTGGGACAACATAAGAGCCAATAGAGGGTCTGGTAAGGAGCCTACGGCAGCTATGCTCAAGCAAGAACGTAAGATCAAGAATGCGGAAAAGAAAAGGGGCTAACGCCCCTTCTCCAAAGTGATGTAACTGGCTTACCCAGCATTGTGATATCGGCTTCATCTTACGGGGCATGCTCCTGTGTCACAATCTGCGATGTCAACATCATCGAAGTTGATACCATCAATTGATACCAGTGGTTTCACCATTGCAGACATCTTGTTGTACTCTTCCTCGGTAATCTCTTCCAGCGGAGCTTGATCGAACCCATGATCATTGTGCAGCAAGAAGGAAACAGACTTCACTACTTCAAGATTTTCTTTTAGCCATTGTTTGATAGCCTCAAGTTCCTCTAGTCTGTAGTATATAGTCACAGACACAGCGTTGTCTGACCATTCTTTCTGCAAGCGCTTAATAACCTCAAGCTGATCCAAGGCAGTCATATCCTTTGCCAGTTTAGTTCCTTCTGGGAACTTACAAGGGAAGCTTACGACTTCTGTGCTATGGTCCTCTGTGCCGTCAAAGTTTCGGACAAATTCTACTGGATAACCAGCGTTCTTTGCTGCTCTAACAAGAGGGCTATTTGAGGCCATCCTAACTCTTCTGATGTAGAATTGGCTATAGGCAGGATGTGCTCCTGGTGTAACGCCAGCGAGAAGACTAAGTGTTCCAGAGGGCTTAACCGTGGTGAGCTTAATACTTCTAGGGAATCCAGCAAGGCGAGAGTATTCTTTGTCATATTCTCTAAGGTAGTTATAACAATCGGAAAGCCATGAACGCTGTTCTTCTGTAGCCTGAAGGTATCCAGTCACACCTATCCCCATACGCATGTTCTTGTGGACTATGTGTTCTGTTTCCTTTATAGCACACTTGATAGCGAGGCTGTGCTTATTGATCCTATACAGGTAACAGGCCACCTTCTTCAGCTCCTCGTAAGACTCTATGTTTGGCAGGTAGATTTCTGCGAGGCAACAGGTTTCGAAGTTAGCAAGTCCCTGCTCTGCACATGGATTGAATCCCTGTACGTCTGGATCTGGATACTGCGTCTCGCCAGTTCTCCCCATACGACGAGTAGCACTCAGGTTTATAATCCCATATGGTTCTCCGTTACCGTTGTACCCATCCCAGAATGACTCGTGCAAGTTCTTTATGTTGCCACATACCACGCTGTTGTTGGACATGGCTCTCCAGTTCGGGATATTGCCAAGGTCCCATCGCTTGGCGCTTAGATACTCCACATCGTCAGAGTCACCGATGGCAATCTGTGCTGAACGTCTCACGTTGCCAGCCACCACGATTCTACCAATGATGTTCATGATGTCTAGGCAGTCTACAGAAGACAGCGGTGAACCATTCTTTGCGTTGAGGATCTTGTTGATTTCAACCATGCCCCACACCAGATCCTCTGGTCCAGATGCTGTCCCCCCAAATCCTTTGATTGGAGAACCCTTGGAACGAATAAGATGTGTGGCGAAGGTGAATCCCTTCCCAGTAACAAATGAAGCCTCAAGGACGCGTCTGAGCAGTTCCACCCATCCTTCCCTGCTGTCTGGGACGATGAAGTCTGCATCGTTCTTGTCCAATCGCGTGATGGTCACGTCTGGCATGGGGCTTGGGAGTTCAGCTATGTTCTCTCTTTGTATATTGAATCCGACACCGCTGCCTAGCATGAGCATCTCGAATGCCCATGTAAATGGTCTGATGGGTTTGTCTACCACTACGAAAGCGCAGTTCTGAAGCGAAGGAAGTCCAAGCTTGTCAACTGTTTCCGTCCCAAGCTGCCATAGGAATCTGCCAGCCACTGTCCCCTTGAGAGACATCATTATGTGTCTCAGTTCATCTTTCTCGATGTCAGAGAAGTCACATCCAAGCTGTTCGTTGCATGCCTTGACAACACGTTCAACCGTTTCAGGCCACTCTTCAGTTCTGTTTTCAACAGCCCTCGCATAGGTTCTTTTGAACACAGGGTAACCTACTTCGCCCCACGGAATCGTGGACAAATCTTGTGTTTTCATAAGGAAAATATTTTTGGAAAGGATGCGAAGATAATCAGAAATCTACCGCGTATCCCCAAACTCTGAAAGTTTCTAAATCCCTAAGATCGTGCAAGTTGATGTAAGAGATTACATCTTTCCTTCCAGATCTCGTGTACTTTTTCTTGTATGCATCGTCTCTTTTCTGAACGAACACATCTTGTACGTTATTTAAACTGTACTCTAGCAGGTCTAGTCGGTCTACTATAGCAAAGCCACATAGTTCTGGGATGTCTATGGCAATGATCTTTGCATCCCCATAAATCCATCCCTTATTCCCAATCACATTAGTGAATTCGATCCATATGAGATTGACGTTCATGTTCTCCTTCACGTCCACGCCCCAAGGTCCTCTGCCTTGGTATGTGATCCAAACGTCTACGTGTCGATTAACGTCATCCTGTATGCTTGCTGGGAGCGTCTCAAACCCCAATGCAAGACAACTGTTTATGAATCTGTTTTGGCTTGCAAAAGACCTGTTATAACCCTGCTTTACCTTGTGTCTCCAGGTACTCATTCAGGGATTCTTTAATTAAATCAGTTTCTATAGCCACAGAGGACTTGAATTTCTTGATGCTATCAAGAACCTTGTCCTTGTCAATATTTGCGCTCCCGTTTATTTCATGAAGCTTCTCGTATAGCTCTTCCGCTTCATCGCAGATCCTAGACGTAGACAAGAAGTACATACTAGATAACTTAAATCTGTCCATTCCTAATTAAATCCTTTATAATATTTATGCACTCGTCTACTTGGAACTTATTCTTTGGGATAAATAATGCTGGAAGCGGTTTGTCTTCTTTGTAAAGGTAGTTTAAGAACAGCTTCCATCTAAGTGGAAACGTGTGCTGTGAAGGTGTATACCCCTTTGTCTCAATGATCCAGTTGTGGTCCTTCCCTACAAAGTCTGGGGTATACTTAATCGGTAAGACCGCATTCCCAGTTTTGTTAAGCAGTTCCTTCCCCTTGGGGGTCATCTTCCAGTATTCACCCTCGTAATTAAACCCTTCTTGAAGCGTAAACTCTGCTTCCTCGTAGGCAAAACTTATCCCCAATTCAGACAACCTGTCAGCGCAGTACTTTTCTAGGGAGGATTTGTATCTGCCGAGTTCTCTTTTGCGTGCTGTCGCTCGTGCTGGGGTTTGGGACCCCGCACGTTGCTTCGCACGATTGCTGTGCCTTGGCATTGGGCAAAGTTACAGACTTTTTCGTTGAAAGTCAAATTATATATTTCTGTCGAACTCACGATACACATCAAACTGATTTGTAATGGGTTGGAATAATCCACCTAAAGTATTGCTTGATGCAAAACCAGTCATTGTGGAATTTATGTGAAACAATAGCGGTTCATCGATAGGTGTAGGCTGCCCTCCAGTCTTCACTTCACGAACCTTACGTACATGAATCTCAGTGCTTTTGCGTATCGCAGGGTCAGGAGACTGGATCTTTCTATGGATGGTTAGGAACCCGTCTGCGCGATTCACAAATTTTCCACCCCCCTCTGTATCCTCTGCGTACGGAGCGACTGGCAAGCCGTCATCACCCTTCCTACGTTGAGCTTCTGTAACAGCGTGCATATTGAGCCACACAGCTACGTTGTGGGCTTTGCTGAATGTCAGGAACTCTGAAGCTGCTTCGTAGTGGTAGTCGTGAACCCCGATGCTGTTTGACTTCATAGAGATCTTTAGGCTGTTGTAGGGATCAATGAAAACTGCATCCACCTTGTCGTATCGCATAGTCTTCTCCATGAACATAATCAAGTCTCCATAGGAATACGTCTCGTTGTTCTTGATGATAGTGAAATGCTCGTTGACGTACTTGTAGGCAGTCTTCCTTTGGTCGTAGTTCATGTCAATTAGCTTCCGCTGTGTACAGAACTCCATCAGCGTCCCCTTGAGTGACCACGTGCTATTCTCGCTGCTGTACACCAGCCACTTCCAATTGTGGCGGATGGCAGCGTTCACCATCAGATACAACACCATTGTGGTCTTACCTACGTTGCTGTGACCATTGAAGATGACGAACTCGTTCTTGTACCTGAAGTACTCGTCCATCCGAAGATCTCCAGTATCCAATCCAATTTTAATCTTCCCCTCTGCAAACTCATTGATCAGATGGAAGTCGTTATTGTCGCTACTGATGAAAGACATATCTCCATCGTTGATTCGCATCTCACGTTCAATAGAACGCTCGTCGCTAACCAGTTCGTGGATAGGTGTAGTCCTGCCATATTCGATGCCTTGGCGTATCGTGTCAAGGGCTGTGCCTTCAGAGTCCACATCCCGTTTCTGTATCTCACGAAACAAGACCCTGACCACTTCATCCTCCTCCATCCTCCCCACGCCAACGTAACCCCCACACAGCTTGGCAGCTTTCAATAGCGTGTGATGCTTCTGTCCATCTTCTGCTTGACGGATCATCTTCGCTGCTAGGTTCAGCTTCATGTAGTCGGTGTATATCTCCGTAGAGGTAACCGCTTGCTCTGTTACTGACCCAGCAAGACCACCATACAAATCACTTCCCTCGTTGATTACGATGTTTGGGTCATACGATTCAAAGCAAGCCCTTGATTCATTGATCCCAGTCTCATCTACGTACAACCCATAGGTCACATCGAAATACTTCTTCAGCGACCTGAAGTGATCCCTGTGGCGTTCTGGGTTGGTGATTTTTACCAATACCTTTAGTCCGTTTCCCGAAGGGGAAACCCAGCACGAATACACGTACTGATCTGTTGACAGGATATCCTTGGATTGATCTACATCAATCTTATCAAAATCAAGGACGATGTACCCGCTGTGTTCCACCATAGCATCGTCTTCGCGGGAAGTGAACTCTCCGCTAAACAATACCACGGGCAGCAACATCTTATCGTTTTTCTCGCCTTCCCGAACCCTCTCTACCGTCTCCTTGCTCGTACCATCCTTGATACGCTTCAGGGCAGTCTCCATCCATATGGTATGTGGCTGTGAGGTGGAGTAGATATTCTTGAATATCGTGACTTTCATTTTCTGTACTTTTTTGCCATGTTCAGATACCACTTAGCCTTTTCAAGATCCCTTTCTACAGGCTCGTTTGGCTTGCTTCCCAAACGCATCTTGTACTTGAATGCATTCATCTCGCAGAATGCGACAAACTTCTCCTCACCCCATATGTCGATCATCATCTCCCACGCTTCCTTAGAGAAGTCGTTGTAGTGATCTGGGCTGTTTACGTAATCGTAGGTTTTTTCCATAACAGTTTGCTGTTTACGATGTCATTGATAATCAGTTTCTTCTCTCCCTTGTATGTGCTTGGATAACACTGTGAAAGCATTCTAGACATAGCTAGTGGTTCATCTAGAATATCCAAGATGTCACTTGAACGCGAAACGCACCAAACTTCCTTCTTGTAATATTGTCCCTTGGCTGATTTCTTATACGAAACTATTAGTTCGTTGTAGTAGATTGTGGTTGCTCGATCCTCCATTTCCTTTTGATTAAAGGTGCTAGTTCCTCAAATGTCATAGTCTTGCCACGGCAATCATTTCCAAGAAGCAAGATGCAGTTGTCTCCGATCTTGTTCGGTATGAATACTATGAAGTATTCCTCTTCGCTGTCTGGGATGTCGAGTGAGTAGTTGTTATGTTCCTGTCCATAAACATAGAAGCTCATCTTCTTTCCATCCTTCACTACCCGAAACGAATGGGGGCCAAGGAACTCTACGTCCCTCAACCCCCACTCCAACACAGCGTATAGACAGAAGAACTTAGAAAGGGAGATCTGATTCACCCTTCTTCTTCTCTACTCGTGCCTTCGATTCAGCTGCACCTGCGCTGCTGGGGTTGTAGACAGAGCAGTACGGCTTGCCGTTCTTGCTGATGCGCATGGTGAGGAAGACGTTTCCGCCCTTACCATCGGCTTGTTTCGACGTGACATAAGAGTCAAGGATTTCCTTGATCTCGTGGTCTTTGAATCGCACTTTCCACGATTCGATTTTGCCTTCAGCGTTAAACCTAGGCTCTTCTGCGTACCCCATGAGGACGCTGTCGTACTTCTTGTCAGACATGATTAAAAATTAAAGAGGAAGTAATGGATTGCTACGAGTACGATCCCTGCTACAAGGATCAGGTATTGGATTTTCATACGCGGTAGACGAGATAGTCGTCATTAAATGATTTCTCTTCAGACAGATACTTCTTGATGCGTGCCACGGCATCTCTGAACTTTACTTCTCCTCTGAAGATGGTGTCTTCTGTGCATTCAACGAGCGCAGGAAGGTACGGATATGTCTTCTCTTGTGCTACCCAGTAGAAGGTATTCAGTCCCGTCATCGCTGTGTACAGGTACGCTTGGATGTCGTATCCAAAGCTATTTACGTCCCAACGAAATCCATCTACGCTGCGAGTGCTTTTGCTGTCTACGATGTGATTTTGGCACAAACAGTCAAGTACTCCCTTGACGATAACACCATCAAGGATCTCCTTGGTCATCATGACTTGGTACTGTCCATTCATGTATTCACTCACCAACTTGCAGTCGTTCAAGCGATCGATCATTTCGTTCGCCATCTGCCAGTCTTCGGGAGAACAGATGGTCTTCCCTTCAGCTGCATACTGCTCCACTAGCTCTGCCTTCGCCTCCTTGTATTCGTTAGTGGCTGAGGGGCTTTTCATGGCCCTCGTCTTTTCAGAACATCTCTCCAAGATAACTTCGTTATTCAGAACCACGTAGGTATTGAATGCTTTCTCCCGTTCAAATAGAAGCATGTCGTACATAGTACCAAAGCGGAGGGCATCTGATTCTTTCTGCAAACTTCCGCTCATGTACAAATCAAACAGCCTCATATCCTTCAAAGCATTCTTTACGCTGCTGTAGGATAGGTGTGGTTTGTTGTACTTCTTCTCAAGTACCTCGTGCAGAATCATCGTACGAACTTTTTAAGTGAAGTCTTCTGCGCGTCAGTCAACTTATCACCATAGTGCTTCATAACAGACTCGTAGGCTTCCTGACGATCTCGTGCGGCCTTCAGGTAGTTCACCGCTTTGTCCATGATGGATTCTTCTTTTGCGGGAGAAGGTGCAGGAGCGACATTGGACTCGGGATCCTTCCCGTGAGTGTTGGTGCTGTCGCTGTCTTTGGTATCGTCGATCAAGAACAATCCGTTGAGTGCGTACTTACGTGCATACGATGATGTAGCACCTGTAACTTGACTTGCATCCATGCCCTTCTTGGTTTCCTCCTCGCGGGCATAGGCTTCTGTGTACACCCCTTCACTCTCCTCATTGGCGAGGTATGCTGTTGCCTTGACATAAACTCGTCCACCTACTTCATGGATAGAATCGCTGAGTGAAAGGGTGAGTCCATGTTCAGCAAGCAGTGGCTTCACCGCCTCGAGGATGTCCTCGCAGGATCGGTAGTTGTACTTCCCGAAGGAATTGAACTGGCCCTTGGGGGCCTTGAGTTGTGCTTGCACGGCAAGCAGTTGACTGTGAATCTTCATTGAAATGAATTAAAATGATGCCGCAAGTTGCAGCGGTTGTTTGTTGGATAAAAGCCTTTAACCTTTTTTGGGTTAAAAGGGAAATTCGTCTACCTCCTCTAGAACCAATTCAGTGTTTGTCATGGCCATGCGCACCTGACTATCTGTACGAGTGTAGGCAAGATTGAATGACGGGGTGATATACTCTACCCCTCCATGAGTGTAGTAAAAGACCAATTCCTGTTCCATTTTATTTATCTTTAGATTCCCTGATTTTCTCTGTAAGCCATACAGCAAGAGCCAAGGTAAGCATGAGTGTCAACTCATTCTTTAATAAAGACTCCATTTACTGTGACTCCTTTTCTGTCCTTGATGGTTTTGTATGCCTCTTCCAAGCACTCCTCGGGATTGAGTCCTAGCTGGTAAGAAAGGATGATGATAGTGACAAGAACGTCACCGATGGAATCGATGGTGTCATCCTTTTTGTTCTTGTTGATGGCTCTGCACAATTCGCCGAGTTCCTCCATCACCTTCATCGTCTGTCCTTGTATGTTGTCCTTGTTGATCAGGTTTCGGCTTACTGCCCAGTCAAATACTGCCCGATCCAATTCCCCCCACGTCATTTTAGATTCCATTTTATTTTTACTCTTTGTCCACATTGTGAATCAGTTGCAAAGATAGTGATTATTAGCCTTTTGATTGCTCTTCTTCGTTATTTACTAAATCCCATAAGTAATCTTTCTCGTTGAAAAACTCGGGTAAATCAGCGAGGTTTGGTTTCTTGATCGTGATGTCTGCCTGTGGTTTCCACGATGGGTGTACCTTTTGAAACATCTTTATAGCATCCCTAACTTCATCTGGTGCATAGGTATGCCTACCATTTGCATACCTGATAGCCATCCATATCACTGACTCAAAACATATTGTTAGGGTTGTTATCGTTTCCTTGGTTTCTTTGTGCATTCCCATGACGTGAATTTTAGGCGCAACGCGTTATTATTGGGTGCTATCATGTATACTTCCATCCATTTTGGGCGCATCTATATCCGTCAGGGATTGTTCCGTTAGCCTCTCGCACTCTTCTCGTTTGACAACTGCATAGTCAAGTTCGGCACACCATCCGTATGATGAATCGAATCGTTTGCGTAGCTCTGCCATAGCAGCGTCAGCTGTGTTGTTGTCGTAGCCTTCGGCTAATTCAATCAACTCATCTTCAGGTAGTTCGTTCATGAATTGAAAATCTTTTCATCGACAAAGTCTTGGATTGCATCAAACCAATCACCATCCCACACCCTGTCTTTGTGGATCTGCTCAAACTCTTCCGACCAATCGATAGCGTGGTTTATGTAGTTGATGAGGTGGGTGGGAAGGTCTCTTGACTCTAATTCGGCTGACATCATTACGAGTGTCTCAAGGTAGTTTAGCCAGCCGTTTGGGTATTTCGATTCTTCGAACATGATTTTAATCTTGGATAAAGATTAACGAGGGCAGTAAACGCCCGTGAAAATGTAACGAGGGTAATAAAATCGTTTTATCGCCCTTGATGTGTTTGGAGTCACAGACTTTACTTCAGGTATTCCATCAGTGCCTCTGCTCTCTTGTCTGTGTCCTTGCAGTTGCTGATCTTCATGCGCTCCTTGTACAGGAACACGTGCCATTCGTTGAACGAAATAGCTTCGTTCGGGTAGACGGTGCTTCTGACCTTTGGCCCTGTGGGCTTGTAGTCATCCTTCTTCTTGTTAAACCACATTACATTTTTGGTTTGGTGATGAATCCGTAGTTGTCTGCGTCCTGCATGACCTTCATGATGTCCGCATAGAACTTTATCTTGTTTGCCTGTTCGTTAGACTCCCATACGCACACGTGCGTCTTGAAGTAGGAGTCTACGATCTTGTCGAACAACTTCGCCTTGTCTCGGAGTATAACGACCTGCTCGTAGTTACTCATCTCATTCGATATGTTCATTGGTTTTGGTGTTGGGGAGGCAGTTTAGATAACCGCTTTATACGTTCTAGTTGCTGTTCCTTGATTTCAACCTGTCGATTCAGAAACTTGATGGTCTTTCCGATTCGTTCAATCTGATCTTCTAACTCAAGTTCATCTATGTAGGATTCTACGATGGTGCATGCCCCTGCGAATAGTTCCTTGTAACCATTCCACGACTTCATGTTGCCATCGTGGTTCTCTCTGTAGTGGATGATGGTTGCGTGGTTCTTCTCGTATGCATCTGCGATGCTCACCAGCGTAGTCTTCCCAATCAAGGCATTCGCTAGTGCCATATCCTGCATCAGGTGTGGCTTCCTGCTCTTGTAGTTTGGCTTGGTGATGTTGATGAAGATGTTCCTGATTCGGATGATGGTCTCTACAGGAATCCTGTTTATTGAACTACTGACTCTTGGGAGTATTTCACGATCTGCACGAACGGCAGTTGAGACTTGTTGTGGATGATGTTCTTCCATTCCTGTTCAATTGATTGTAGCACCTCTGCTCGCCTCTTGATGGCTGATTCTTGGCTTGAGTGCTGTGATACCTTTTCGATTCTTCGGTCGTAATGAACTACCTCTACGTAGTAAACTGCCTTTCCATTCATAGTTGGAAAGATAGGGGAGGAACTTCCTCCTCCCCCATTGGTTAACATATTTTTAGGCATAGATGTTAACGTATTCCGATGCCAAACGGAAGGCGCGTTCATCTAAAGTCTGCGATGCACCTGACAGCTTGGAGACTTCGCGGGAGTTCTCGCGACCTGCAACGTGCGTGGTGTAGTGCGTGATTCCGCTCCACATCCCCCACAGGCTGTAGCCCTTGTAGGCGCACTCCGAGTGTACGCTCTTCAGGATGTCCTGTACGCGATTCACCGCCTTGCCATGCAGGGTGCTACGCAGTTCGTCTTCAGAGATGGACACATCGATGCCCGTCAACTTGGTGACGTACTGGTTGATGATGTTCTGGTCGATCTCAACAGCGTCTAACTCCGTGATGGAGCGTTCGAACTCCTTGTTGCGCTCACGCAGCTTGTTTGCCTGTGAGATGTTATCCTGAATGCGAGACACTGCATTCAACGTGTGCTTGGCCTTGTTGCTCATCTCCTTGAACGCATGGTTGAATGTGTTCTTGCATGAGATGGTGATGGAGGTAGATCCCCATGCGATGGAACGTGAACCATCGTGGCTGTTGAGACACGTCACGTACATGTCCACCTTGTCGTTGTTCTTCCCGATGCCCTTGAGTGTGGTGTCAAGGAGTTGCACGAAGACGATGCGACCACCTGCTAGCTCACCTGCACGATGCACAGGAAGGTTGGTGTCGTTGGCAACTGCATCTGCTAGCTCGAACAGACTGCTGTTTTGGAATGGTGCATACCTGCCTGTGACGCAGTTCAACACATCGCCATTGTCGTCGCGCTTGATAGCGTAGTACGATGTTGGTTCGGCCACACCGCTGGGTGACAGGGTGAACATGGGTTCCTTGATGACATTCCATCCAAGGCCGTTGGCTTCCGCCATTTTGCTGTAATCAATCATAGCTGTTTGTTTGTTGATGATGGGACAAAGATTGGGTGATTTTGTTTTACGTCAAAATCTGACGTGTTAAAGGGTGTTAACTCAAGACTGGTTGTTCCATGTCATAGACGCTGTTCGACATAGCTCCGTAGAACAATAGCTTGCGGAAGGCCATGTCTGTCAGGATCTGACGTGCGACGAACTCTACCTGCGGCATGGAGTTCAAGAGTATCTGCTGCTTGTCCTCCTCGCTGATGGAGGAAGGTTCAATCCTCATGTAACGTAGCACCTTGTCCACGTCATGAATTCCGAACTCGATGGTTGTTGTCATTGTTTCCCGAATAATTTGTAGCAGGATATGAAGATAGCCACGATGATGATGATATCAACCACGATGATAGTGAATTAGCTGATTTTGGCGAAGTACACAGCGGCCAACATCAAGAGGAACTCAATGGATGGATATAGCCAGTATTCTATGTTGTGGTTGAGTTTGAAGCGTGGCAACACGTTACGCAATGCGTAGGTGAATAGTTGCAGAGTGGATGCAATGAAGATTGCAGAGAGGAGGGTGTAGTCAGACATTGGTTGGGTGTTTTTCAGCGTAGTAATTCGCTGGGTTATTGTTGTACTTAATCTTGAAGCGTGACCATTGTCGCGCATAGCAGTCTTCGTTTCTGATTGCCCATTGGTATGGGTTCAGGACATCGAAGATATATCTCAATTCGGAGTTGTCTTCAGTCTTCAAAGTAAACTTTTTTGTTGATGGTTTGTACGCGCTTCAGTTCTGCCCCATCGATGTCGAGTTCATTCTTATCGATCCAGTTGGGCCTCACCTTTGGGTTAAATGACGCTGTGTTCACTGAACTCACGTCTGCATCGCTGAACAATGCAGCAGGGAACATTTTGTAACTACTTGCCGCAATCCACGCACAGACAGTTTTGTTCTTTCCACTATGAATCTTGACTGCTGTGGACTTGCGATTCACTAGCTTGACATCATCCAACACGAACGACCATTGGTGTGGGTCGAAGTACTGCACCCCTTGCTCTGTGGTGAGTTGCCACATCTGATAGTTCTCACCTTTGCCAAGGTGGAATCGGAGTCTTACGTTTCGTTTCATTGTTCAGTCTTTGATTAAGCGGACAGAGAATCCGTTTAGAAAGTCGGCGCTGCCTCGATAGGCAATCGAGTCTCCATACGACAGGGAGCAGTACCAAGCCGCTGAACCATTAGGGGTGGAAGACCACCAACTCACGTAGAATTCCTCATAGTTGAAGATTCCATGTTCGCTTCGGTATCCTGAAGGGATGGCATTGAATCCTTTGACAGGCCCAGTTCCGTCCCACTTTTTCGTCGATTTCAACAAGTTACCCGCTTTTTCATCACCACCGCAGTACCTAATAAGTTCAAGCCACTCCATATGTGACGGCACGTGGAATCCCTCGGGGGCAAAACCTCGTGGGTC